CAGCAGCTCAGTGTCCTTGGGATAGAACAGTCCCTGTGAAGGAAGAGAGGCCAGATCTAAGAGCTTCCAAGGAGATTCAGCGGCAGCTGACTCTTCGAGCATCACATGACTCTGTGCCTTACCGAGGCTTATCACTTTTTCTGGAGGATCGACCGCGTTTACTCCATGAAGCCTATCTTGCTCATCGAGAATTCGAGCGGCTTCCTCAGGATCGATTCTTGTCCTATCCATGCGCTTTGTTATTTTCAGTCTTATATCGAACCGTTGTGAAAGGTTCTATACGACGAGAGCCTCACTTGAGGCTCTCAAAATCGATAAGAAATTTACGATTTATGAATTGAGAAACTGCTGAAATGACATTGCCGTAAACCTGGATGACTCATAGATCCTCTCAATTGTGTCAGCATACACTTCCTGCTTCTCAAGAGTCTTTGGATCAACGGCCCAGACTCTAATTGTCCCATTCGAATAATCGGGTTGGATCCTGTGAAGCTTTCCGACAATCACCTTATGCCCTGCACCGCTTAGGTGAGAATTGACTAGAATTCCTCTAATCCTGTCACCCTTCTTGAAAAACTTTCGAATTGTGTTGAGTCTCAAGTCAAACTCTCCAAATCCAGGATCGCCATTCACTGACATGTTAGTGAGAGGAACCTGCTTGATCGATATCCCAGGAGAAAACTTGCTTCGACCGACTGTAAAGTTGAACTCGCCCTGTGTGCCATAGAAAGGGATTGCCCTGGTAAAATCTCCACGATTTACCATGGGCGAAAAGCTATGCTCGTCGATCCGTCTCATTACCAAGCAATAGGCATCGCTCTCTTCTTGTAACCCACGATTGTGTAGTCGGATGGAGCAACAATCTCTCCGACAGAATTACAGAATATGAACTTCTTTAGATATACCTCAATCGTGTTTTTGGCTGCACTCGCGCTACTAAAATAGGTTAGTGGATAGATTGGCGCGTCGTCGTTTAGGTTATCGATTCCCCAGATTTTCATGTGAGTTGGCGATCCAACACCAGCTAGGCTAACTACTTCCATTTTAAAGATCGGCCCTCTAGCAAATCCCCATTGCTGTGTCTCGCCGATCTGATAGTATCCAAGAGAAGTTTTTTCTCCAGGTGGGACTCGACGGTCTGTGCTCACAAAGGTCGGCGCGTAGTTAACGTCGTGAGCTAGTTCAATCAATTCGGTTCCGCTAGAGAGCATCATCTCAAAGTTGTTTTTTATTGTGCCTTTCCAAATAGGATCATGGCCACCACCCGAACCTCATAATTTAGGTTTGGATTGATAATCCTAATCTTATTTATTAGATCTGATTGGACATTAGACTTTGCATTGGTGAAGATTGTGAAAACATCATTCACCGGAAACTCAGATTCAAAACCTTGGTAGTTAGTCATTCGTAGAACGACTGACTTATCGGTGTATTGTAATTCATCTCCATCCGAATCGTTGGTCGGGTAATAGATTCGAATCAGGGCTGCCCGAGCATAGAGTTTCTCACTCTCTAAAGGATCAGTATTGAGCGGATCTAGATCGTTATCAAAAACGGTGATCGCACCTCCATTGGATGAAACATTAAGACCGATACACGAATGGCCGTCGACTGGATATGCAAAGTCTCCCAAACAAAACTCACAGCCTTTCTCGCTAGTATTGACGATCTTGAAGCACTTGTTGTCAAAAAGCTGTAGGATAGGTTGATTCTCATATCCTCCACAACACGTGCAAACGTCATTTAGGCTCATCTCCGATAGATTTTTTTCATCTTTTCACTCAGCACTTGAGCGCGGCTCTTCTTATTTATCGGTTTTTGCGAGGATTCCGGGTTAACCGTCTCTTTTGTTTCAACTTGAACATTCTTAATTGTTGAACGACTTGCCTGGTCTTCTTGAAGGTCCAAAACAATCTCAGATGGGCCGACTTCTTCGTAATTGCTGTCGACTTGCTCTTCTTGTTGAGGCGAGATATCAGGCACAGCGACCTCATCCTGATCTCCATACTGGATAAAGAAGTGCAGGCAAGTCAGAGAGATGAGAGGCAGTAACCCTCCTTCTAATAGAGCAAGAAATCGGCGCTGGCTGACAACATCAGATACGTCGTTTCCTAGTGCCTCAAACAGTGGAGCTGTGAGCTCTGCCCAATCGACAAACAACTTAGACGAAACATCGATCTCAGTGTAACAAAAAAAGATGTTGCCTATGAACTGGATGAGGGTTACGATGACAAAGACGAACCAGACTGAAAATCCTTTGACTTTTACTGAAGCCGCTGCTATCGCTGACATTGCTGCCACCTCAACTGCGATCGACAAACAGATAGCCCAGCTGATCGGATTTGCCAGGTCATACCAACTCACCACGTGAGAGATAGAGATAGCAGCAACTGCAAATATCGGGACCAGAAATGTTGACCGAATGATCGATCTCTTGTTCTTAGAGATCCACTCAGTCATTTGCCTCGATCTTGTTTTTGATGTCGGATAGGCTGCTCTTTCCCTTGTCCAGATCGTCTTCATAGATTAGGTAGTTGAACATCACTACCTCCATCTCATCACGAACCTCTTTGGCAGTCGCGTACTTTGCAAGTTGCATCTGGAGAGAATCTAGCTTGCTCTCGAGCCTGATCGTGTTTTCAGAATACTTTTTATCGATCTGTGTGAGCTTGTTATTGGTACAGCCCTTCATCACGAAAGCAAAAAAGAAGATGGCAGTGAGCGCCTGCCACAAGTTGGTCTTGAGTAAATCGACGAGGTCTTTCATGTTTTCTTCTTTTGATTATTTATCCTTCAGGTCAAAGGATGATAAAAATCCCACCCACGATTAGCGAAGCAATTGCTAAAAAGTAGCAAATATCGTAGACGAACTTCGATCTTCGGTACTTCTTGAAATTGTACTTGATCTGCAGAACGTACCCATAATACTCGCCGTCTTTTACTCGATCGTAATCTACTGTTACTGCATCAAGTATGCCTTCCTTGGTGAGAAAGTCATTATACTTATTCATTTTCTCACCGATCAGCTTGAGCTCTACTGTTTCTTGAGATGTGTCAGAATCAGAATACAAAAGAAGCTCAGGATTGAGGTTGACTCCCAAGTACAGGTTACCGTCATCATCGTGATAAAGGCCAAGAGCCGTCAACTTACCTGCTGCTTCTAATTCAAAGATTATCTTGCGATACCTTGAAAAACTAGCGAGGTCATCGAGCCCTTCTTTTAGGCTCTTAAAAACCAAGGCCGGATTTAAGTAGTCTACTATCATACTATCGTGCAGATTTTTTCCTCAAAATGAGGATTTTTTCGAATTATCTCCTGTCGTAAGTCACACCGGATCTTCCTCAACTTAGTCTTTACTGTGTTCTCGTTTAAGGAATAGTCGACTGCAATCTGCTTTACCTTGTGGTTTTTCAACATCTTATCGATGGCGATGTTCCTCAAAATAAGGTCGTCTATGTTAAAGATCTCTTCGATCGTCGTGTTGTAGATCTCCTCGATGTCCAACTGTCGAGCGATCGCGTACTCAAAGTCGTCGGCTTTGTCTACTTTGTGAATGACCAGATCGAAGTCAATGTGAGTCGTCTTCTTTTTCTGGTGCAAGTAGTAAAGCGTCTCGTTCCTGGCAATTGTGTAGATCCAGGTAGTAAATCGACCCTTTTCAAAGTCGAATTGAACGATGTTCTTAAAGATCCGTTTTAGGCTCCATTGGAGAGCCTCGCAAGTATCGAACTCGTTCCTACAAAAGGTCCAAATGTAATACTTGAGCTTGGGATAAATGAGAGAGGCTAGCTCATTTCTCTCGACTTCAGTAACGTCGTCTTTCAACAGTCGCTCAGAAATCTCTTGGATTCTAGCATTGACTCGGCGGTTAGTTTCTTCGTATCCCATGAAGTTATCTGGAAGCTAGCTCTTTTTTCTTCAATTGATTGATGAGAGTTAAACAGTGTTGACACTTTTCATACTCTTCTAATTCCTCATAGAATTTGATGGCATTGTAGAGGCCGTCAACAAATTTAGATCTAGATAGATTGACGGTATGGTCGACTCCATTGATTGAGATAGAGAGAACTTCTACCTCATCTTTTCCTTTTTTCATTCCGTGTTTCTCGATGGCCTGAACGACCGAGTCATACACTAGAGTCTTGTGATGGTGAAAAACATCATCTAGTGTGATGTCACCGTTGAACCGCAGTGATTTCATTTTTTAAGTAAAGTGTGGGATGATACTAACATACCGACTAAAACT